CTGTGTCCTTTATCAATACAGATATACTTAACTTTAAAGTTAGTTCTATCAAAAACTACTTTGTGAGTTCCCCACGGCTTCAATTCGGTTGTCACAATATTACCACAATCTTCGTGCCTCCCTTATCGGTAGGCATCGTGCAAAATTTAGGATATGTATCAAAGGTGGGCTTATCTGCGTGCCTACCCTCATATCTGCGAACTTCAATATTGCCATACTTAGCCTTAAGTTCGTTCATACGTTCAATAATATCGTCAATAGTTATGGGCGATATGTCAGTCATTGTTGAGCATTCCTCATCCTATTTAGGACATCATCCATCTCTTCCTTCAAAGTCACCACAGAGCCATCTGTAAGCTTAATCGAGGTCCATTTTGCATTCTTCTTTGTTCTTTTTGAATCAGGAATCTTTGGATCCCAAGTAGATTGCATTCTAAGGATTTGACGCATGTTCAAAACTTCGTCAGTGTCCTTAGTCTTTTTTTCGGTGTAAAAGAATTCGTTAGGTGGACGGGATGGAGGTGCCTTAACTAAGTTGAACGTAGTGGTCATGATAAAAACACCATACACCGCAGTCATTAAACTAGCTTTCATCATCTTCAACCTCCTTATCTAACCTATCAAATAATTCTTGGTCTCTCTTACGCTTCTCCTCTGCAAGCTTCTCTCTAAACTCTAAATCTTGCATCTTAAGGTGTCTGGCGTTCCTGATATGGAATGGCTCGACATCAGACGTATCTACTTCGTCTTCCTTGCTTCCAAAGATGCGATCCCAGTTATCTACAAACTTATTGGAATCACCCTGCCTAGGTTTATCACCCTTACCACTCATTACCCGCCCTCCGGTCTTGGATTGTCTAGATTGTTAAGATCGGTCTGAAGGTCAGTAAGCCTAGACTTGATGTTTCTTGCTTCATCAGTATTAACTGCATCACAGAGATTCTTTAATGACTCCATGGTTTGATAGATGTAATCCTTTGATAAATCTTCCATTATACGCTCCTTACTGTGTATCTAACCTTATCCTTGCGCCAGAACTTACGACGCTTGATGGAAAAAGTGCGGTCAGGCATCTCCTTTTGAAGCTTTTCCATGAGCTTCTTGGCCTTTGCCTGATCGCGAACTGTCTTGTGGTTTCGGTATCTAGTCTTCATGTTAGTATTATAGATGTTTAAGTGAATAAAATGTGGCAGTAATTGGATTCGCACCAATATTTCCTCTCTAGTCTAAGGTAATTAGGCCATTGGACGGTCAATACGAGAGGCGTAATAACTGTTATACGATACTGCCATGAGATAAATATATGTATGCCTGTTAAACCAAAGGACCGTCTTCACCCCCTAGAACTTCACACCGGAATAAAAACCTTCAAGATCAAAATTCAGTCCTTAGAAAAGGAGGAACTACACGGTTGTGTAGAAATACACAAAGGATTAATTACGATCGATCCAAACCAAAGTATAGAAGATTACAAGGGCACTCTGTTACACGAAATCTGCCACGTTGGGTTTGATATTTATGGACTTGGCCAGGACGATCAAATCCCTCAAATGACAAACGAATATCTAACCACGATGACATCCAACATGATTCAGCAGCTTGCTACCTTGAATCCTGAATTGTTTAGTTATTTATTAGGTGGTGCCCATCACAGGACTTGAACCTGTAACCTACGGTTTACAAAACCGTTGCTCTGCCAATTGAGCTAGACGGGCAAATGGCTCCTCAAGTAGGACTCGAACCTACGACCCGATGATTAACAGTCATCTGCTCTACCAACTGAGCTATTGAGGATTGTTGTTAGCTGAAATATTTATCAAGTACGTCTAGCATATCCTCATACTCAGCAATCTTTTTCAACTCAGTTTCCACCGACTCAATGATGTCAGTGTGCTCTGCGATGGCTACGCTGTGATCGAGGTATGCTTGCACATTTGCTCTATGCTTTGCAATGTTGCCTTCAGCATACTTTCTAACTGCACTTAATAGTGTGAACTTCATAATACTTACTCCTTGATTGTATGGTACCCTCGCAAGGACTCGAACCTTGGACCAATCGGTTAAAAGCCGATTGCTCTACCAACTGAGCTACGAGGGCTAATGGTAACAGTGGCGGGACTCGAACCCGCAAGACCGATATGGTCAACAGATTTTAAGTCTGTCGTGTATGCCAATTCCACCACACTGTCATGGTAGGGTGACCAGGACTTGAACCTGGGACCTGAGGTATATAAGACCCCTGCTCTAACCAACTGAGCTATCACCCCGAACATGCTTAGATTATAGCTTTCGATCGATTAGGATCAACAGGAACATCGTAAGAAACGTCATTATCTTGATAAGAAATAATGCGATCTTTCATCTTTAATGCTACATTAATGCGAGGGTACTCAAGCTTAAGTAGAGATTTAAGTGCTTTCTCTATAGTTACGCTGGGCTTTCGGGTGAACATGTCAACGAGAAGATTGCTATAGTCGATGATCTTTATATCTCCGTTCCGCATCACTCTCATATTTTCCTCATGAAAGTCTGCTCCCCATGAGTAATTATTATACTTCTTAATAAAAGAAAAGTGATTCTCAAGTCGGTCTCTTAATCTTGCAAATTCTGGATTAAACCAGTAATACTCACCTTTAGCCTGTGGTAACGGTTTAGGGATAAACGCCATCTCAAGTGCATAACCGTCTTTACTCACCGCAAGACAAGGAGCAAGTAAATCACCCAACACAGAGCACTCTAGAGCTTTATAGGCGGCATACTCAGCTTTATTGTGGCATGGGTAACCAATCTTAATAACTGTTCGAGATCCTTTCTTCTTAAGAATAATACGAGTTGTACCAGCTATGCTAATAATATCTAATTTAAATTTATTAGCAACCTCATCAGCATAGTTTGGCATACAGAGCTTTGCCCCATCAGCAATAAGCTCTTGGATATAGGAATCAATCCTGCTCAGGAGGTTGGTTGAAGCCATATAAGGACCGCATATTTTTAGCCATCAGTTCAAACTGAAGCATCTCGAAGGCATCCCATTCAGGATCCATCATGGTTCCAGGGCAGTATTCTGCCAGGAATTCGTACTTAGGCTTGTAATCACCCCAAACAACCTTATAAACAGCGTTGTCTATAATTTGTTCGATGTGCTCAGACGCCATAGCTTCTCCTAATAGACTTCTTCAAAGTATCAACGGCTTTATTAGTAAAATGCACAGACATTCCCGTAGAGTTTCTTAATGCAGAATGATTAATACTACCGTCTTTAGAAAGAATCCCAGGATTTTTAAGAATGGCATTGATAACGGATTTTACATCCTCTGGTTGTCCATCAGTAAAATCTTTGAGATCGACTGCTGATGCATCATATTGAGCTTTGCAGTCCTCAATACTATCTACGAAGTTAATACCCTCCATGCCTTGAGGGGAAGAGTCAATTGAAAAGTGTTTATTACGGAAATCCATTTTCTTGGTTAAGGGGATTCCTTTCTTAGCTTTTCTATTCCACAAGACTGTCTTGGTGTATTGATCAAACAATTTGTTCTCTATTGCTTCATCAAATCCTTGACCCGTCTTCTTCTCAAACCCCTCAATGGATTCAAGGGCAGCTACACAAAGATCTGCGTAATTGTCTTCATGATTAGCTATAGCATTATCACCAGAAATCTTGCTAGAGATAGTATGCATTAGCTTGCCGTAACGCTCTTCGTATAGAGCCCATTGTTCTTCAGTTAATTTTACCATGCAGCTTATTATAGCACAAGGGGTTACGATTTCTCATCTAATCTGGATTTTTCATCACGGGCTGTTTCCCGAGCGTCCTTCCCCATGCTTAACAAGCTATAACCACATATATCTCTCCAAGGGGATTCATCCCCATAGCTGGGATCAGTGGCTAGCCGGAAGAGTTTATCCACCACTCTACAGATAGTTAGAACATCAAGGTATTGATCAGGTTGAATTCCATCAGGAAATAACACCTTAAGAATCTTGTGTGCTTTGCCAAAGGAGTCCCCGTATGCTTCTTGCTTCTCAGCTACAAGCTTACCAACGCTTTTTCCCAGTTCTTCGTATCTGTTCATTTCTTTTTCCAATCGCTCTTTTTAATATCTCAGGTCTAGTAACACCCCTGCGGTCCATCCCTAAACAAACCGCACAGGACTTTGATTTATTGTACTCATAGAGTTCAGCGTAATCACCGCATGAACTACACTTACCCTTTTCGGGTAATTTACGCAATTTCACTCTCCAGCCACTGAATAATTGGATCATACATCTGTTGTTGTATGATCACAGAGAAATCATCGTAACCTCCAGCCTTAACGTAATTATGGGTTGCATTGGCTCGACTCCAAGTAATAGTAAGCATAGACATTATCGCCTTAAACTTTTTTGTTTTATTTCTTTTTGAAGCGCGAGACTGTAAGATCTTGATTTGGTTCATTGCATCCTGGAGATATGCAGTGAGTTCTAGCTGTTGTGGTGTCATGTTACCATTATAGTGATGAGCTACCAAAAGTGTTTATAATTTCTAACTTATTCTCTCTGATTTCAGCATCATATTTACCAGTGCCGTTGCTAGGATGTCTATTAGACAAAATCTCATCAGCTAAAGGTAACCCCACTAGTCTTTTTAAGACACGTTGAATGTCTCTCGCACCAAACTCCTCTGAGTAGCCGTGTTTAATTATGTAATCCACAATTTCTGGAGTTGCTTTAATTGGATAGTTAGCCAACGCCAACTTAGCGATCTTCTTGATATCATCTTGTGTAAGATCATTAAAGAAAACGAACTCATCCACTCGACCCCTAAATTCAGGTGAGAACGTTGCTTCAATAGACTTCATAATCTGCTCTTTATCACCGGCAGAGCTTATACCGTTTCTAAATCCAACTGTCTCCGTTTTAAGATCTTTCAAACCACAGTTGGATGTCATAATGAAAATTGAATCTGTGAGATCAATCTCATTGCCAGAATTATCAGTAAGGGTGCCTGTATCCAACAAACTGAGTAAAATGTTGTACAACTTTGGATGCGCTTTTTCAATCTCATCAAATACAATTGTCCACCTGTTAGATTTGTCTGCCTTCTCTTTAATTAAGGAGCTTTCAGAGTGCCCTATGTAACCAGGAGGAGATCCAAGTAACCTGCTAACCTCATGCCCATTAGTAAACTCAGCGCAGTTAATAACCCAAAAATGTTTTGAGTATCTTTCACCAAGCTTTCTAGCTAACTGAGTTTTACCACGACCAGTCTTACCTATGAAGAAAAGATTCATATGCGTGCTAAAATCAGCGGCTTTTAGTTTAACCGCGTCACGAACGGCTCTAATCGCCTCGTCTTGTCCGATAATGTTTCTCTTTAAGAACTTCTCTAACTCCTCAATCGAAGCTAGATTGCTCAGAGGTTTTTCCTTCAACCTTTTCTTCTTCTTGGTCTTCTCTTCTAATTTTCTCTTAAATTCATCGTCTTGTTTTGCATCGCTTACAAGAGATTCTAGCAAAAAAGATTCAGGCAGGACTTCATTAATTTCGTAGCAGACATATTCGATTCTGAAGTCTGGGAAGTACTCTACAATGGCACTATAGTATGCCCCCAAGAGCTTATACTCAAGGAGAGGGTCCTTCACCGTTTCCTTCACCTGAGCCGCCTCCTCCATGCGGGAAAGAAACATTCTTTTCT